ATTTGATCTGAGTAAATTTGTACCATCAGCGCTCACATAATAGTCACCAAATCCCACGGCACTACCATTAGAATAAAAGTTTGCAGATGATAAGTTTCCAGAAAATGAACCATTTATGGCAACAATATTACGGCATGTCAGCTTTCCATCACTGGTCATACTGGAAAAATCAGATTCCCATGACAATCTATTAGTTTTAATTGTAACAGCATCAGGCTCCACTGAAAGCTGAGAAGAAACTTCACCTTTGCTCACTTTCAAAGATATCTGCTGCGCTGTCTGCTCAAATCTGGAATTCGTATCATTTTTAAGATTTGTCACTGAAGCAACAATCCCATCCGCTGTGAGTTTTAATGATGTTTCTGCTTCTTTTGCCCTGGTCACTTCTGCAATGATCTGATCGGCTGTTATTTTAAACTGGGCTTCCGTATACTCTTTCAGATCCGTTACCCGTACAGATACCTCCTCCACAGACTTCTTTATGATCGCCGTTTTACCTTCCAGCTGAATGATTTGAGTGGCTATACCAAAGCTTTCCTTTCGTTCCCTGGTACCTACTGCCTCAAAGGTATCCATCATAGCTTGAATGCCTTTTATGGTACGTTTCAGGCAATACGTTTCTATTACATCATCACTGGTATAACAGATAATTCCATCCCCAGGCTCCACCCATGGAAGTGCCTGAGTTACGATCTTACATGGGCGGTATATCTTACCTGATATTTGGTTATGCACTGTAGCCGCTATACTGAGCAGATCTCCGGCTGATTTACCGTATACGAGGAAATTACCCTGTATAGTGTAAGCGTTGGTTCCTGCGCCGTAGGAAGCGCCCACATCCCCCTCTTCCTGCCTGATCTGGATCTTATCTATTCCGTATGTCAGGAAGTCTTCATATGTAGTCCCTGAGGGGTTATAGTGGGACAGGGTTTCTCCTTCCAGCTGCGAAGGAAATAAATCTTCTGCAGGATATAGTTCCTCCGACGGGAAGAGTCCGGACGCCCCCAGGAAGACATACTTAAATCTTCCAGATATATCAATCTGTCCGAAACAGCCGTTTATTTCACAAATTGATTTCATCGCATCACGTCCAGACAGCTTCGATGGATCAACGGATCTTGTTACTTCCATATCGTCCAGGGGAAGTGTAATCTCCTGCTGCTGGATCCCGATAAAATCACACAGGGAATCACGGTATTGTTTTAGTCTCATTGGAAAGATTAGACCTCGGTACCAGCCTGATACATCAACGTCAAAATTCAACATACGGTCATGAGCTACGATCTTCCTGAGCCTGCGGTCCGCCTGCCTTTCAAAACTGTCCACTTTGTAAATTCCCATCATCATCTCATACCCGCCAACTTCTACGGATAGAGCGAATTCTTTCCCTGTAACGTCCATTGTCACATCTGCCACAATAATTTCCACTCTTGCAGCACAGCATTCTCCAAATTTTAAATCAGGATTATCACATACTGATTGTGTCAGCGTAAGCGATTCATAATTAATCCGATCCGGACCGATAAGAAGTATGGGTGTATCATCAACTGGGAATAAATCATCAGCTGGCCAGACATCTTCACCGGGATAAAGCAAATTAATTGTTCCGTCATAAAACCGGAGATTCACTTTTCTTGCTGTTTCCTCTATGCTGTTGCCTCTTCGATATAGCGCTTTTATTTCTTCCGGTATGTTAAGCACGTTACCTCCTTAATATTCAATCATGGCTATTCGTACGGGCTTATATCTGATATCTCCACTCCCCTTATCAATGTCATAGACATCGAACTTCAGATCCGGGCTATAGAAAGTACCGGTCTGATATCCACTGTTCCAATATTCAAGCGCATATTCATCTCTCCGCTGCAGGATATTTTCTAACTCTGCCTTATCGCTTTCGTGCAGGAGCTTTGTGTTAAACTCAATCTTTGTTACTTTATGAGGGAGAATGTTACGGTGAAGATAGCCAGTACTGTCCCGGTATGAATCCTGATCCTGTCTCTGAGATGGTATAATGGAAAAAGTCCCGAACAAAATTAAATTGTTCGGGAAGATAACTCCATTTACTTTTAATAAGTACCCTTGATAGGGCATAGGCATCACTCTCCTTTTACTTTAATATACCATTCCAAGCTGATGGCCAGTGTTCTGCTTATAATCATCTGCACCAGATTTCCATAAATCCACAACATCAGACTTATTCACTCCAGGCTTAGCAAGAATGGCTCTCAATAGTTCGTTCTGTTCTCTCAATAATTGATTCTGTTCCGCATTGGCCGCAGTAACCGCCGATGCGATTCCATCAGTGATCTGGTCATTGTTTGCAACAGCTGTACGGTTTCCGATCCGACCAACAAACTCAGGGCCTGATTCTCTGGCCATGAACATTTCTCCGGTAGTTGGATATCCTCCTGAAGCAAAAGCAGAAACAGGCGTGATTTGAACACTGGCTCCTTTTCCAATTCCCAGAGCATCAGCCATACCATCACCGATACCGCCAAAGAATTCTCCTATCTTATCTTTTAACCAGTCCCCCATTGACAGAAGCCCATTCCAGATAGCTTTTATCATATTCTTCCCGACATCTACTAACCTTTCCGGAAGTTTATTAAACCAATCCACAATAGCAGTTAAGGCTTTCGGTATGTTAGTTCCTACCCAGCTGATTATATCTGATGTCCATTTTGCAATTATATCCTTAAAGGCTACGATCTTGTCATAGATTTTCCCAGGCAACTCTGCAAAGAATGTCAGGACCTTATCGATAATCTTGGGGACTTCTTCCGACACAACCGTAATCATTACAACGGCCCATTCTATAACCTTATCCTTTACCTCAACGATTTTATCCCATATCTTTCCGGGTAGTTCTGCGAAAAAGGTTAGGATACTATTTATAATCTTTGGTATTTCTACTGCAACTACAGCTATAACATCTGCAACCCATTTCGTTATAGTCCCAATAACAAAACCAATGGCATAACCTATTTTGTATGGTAAGCCATTGAACCACTCCACGATCTGATCTATTATCTGGCTTACTTTATCTGGAACACTCTTGAACCAGTCTATAAGGGCCGTCCAATGTTCCACAAAGAAATCTTTTACATTCTTCCATACACCGCTGAACCAGTCCGGAATTCCTTCAAAGAACGGTACTACTGTTCCTTTCCACCATGCGGGAATTGTTTCTGTAAAGAACGCTTTAATCTTATCCCAGTTTAGAACAATAGCCGCTATTATTGCCACTATAGCTGCGACTATTACTGCACCAATTGCTACGGCGGCAGTTCCTACGGCAGCTCCGGCAGTTACGAAACTTCCTATAGCTTCCAAAGCCGTCCCTATGGTTGATGCAATCGGTGCCAGTGCCGTCCCTATTACAGTTCCGATCTTTGCAAGCGTTCCTAAAAAAGCTGATAACTTAGGAAAGTAGACTCCAAACGCTTCACCCAGAGTTCCCGCTCCTCCTGCAACTATCATAATCATCTCAAAGAGATTCTTTAGAAATCCCACTATCTTAAGCCCAGCTATAAATTTAATAAATGACTCTATTGTAGTAAACACCCAGGTTATAGCCTTAAAGCCTAGAAGGCTTGTTGTAATTATTCCCAGGGCATAACCAATTTTTTCGGCCTTATCTGCATCTATCATATTCAAGGCATTTGCAGTGGCATTTAAAGATCCTGGTACAATCGCATTGATAAAGTCTGCCCCTATGCTAAGCAAATCACTGTAGAACCTAATAAGTCCAGTTCCTACCCCTTCTGCAAAAGGCTCCAGCGCCCGCCAGAAATTTCTGAGTGCTTCATTGATTGCTGGCCAGTTTACCTTGAGAAGAAAATTATTGACTGCATCGGCAAGCATAGGGATTCCAGTTCCCAGCGTCCATTTCCCAAGCGGTACTAAAAATTCATGATAGAAGTCTTTTAATCCAGTCCATACGAATGTCCCAAGTTTTGCCAGTCCTTCGTCCCATAACCGTTCCAACGCTTCCCTTGTGGGCTCTGCTGCCGTCTTTATGGCTTCCAGTAAATCCTTTACCTTCTGTGCTGTTTTTTCCACTGCAGGATTAACAGTAACATCTGAAAACAGTTCTCCGCTCATATTGCCGAAGTCCAGAGATCCGCCTCCTCCAGATGATCCGCCGGATCCGGAATCGCCACTGTTGTTTGCACTTAAGTTATTTAGCTCATCAAACGCTGACAACTGCTTATTCATTTCTTTGGCAGACTTAGCAGCATTACCGAGATTATCGGCTACTGCACCAGAGGATCCTGCCGCGTTCGACAGAGCATCACTACTGCTACTACCACCTGCGTTTCCAAACAGAGCGTCAGTAAATGCCTTAAAATAGTTTGCCAGAGTCTGCAATTTGGCTAGTACAGTATTAATAACCTGTATCACTGGGGTGAACACATTAATAAGGCCCTGACCAATTGTAGCCTTAAGAGACTCGAACTGCAGGGCTAACACTCTGGTCTGATTTGCCCAGGAATTGCTGGTCCTTGCAAAGTCACCAGACGCATCGGACAATGCGCTCATGACAAAGCGATACCGGAGCATTACCTTTTCCTGCTCTGTCATT